AGTTCTTTGGCTTACCAAGCAACTATTGACTACACAACAAGTCAAATTACAAATAAACCTGCATTAGGTTCTTTAGCAGTAATGAATCAACTTTCTTTTACAAGCCTACTTAACCAACCAAGTCTTGGTTCTTTGGCTTATGGAAACAATGTTGTATTACCTTTAGTTTTATCAGGTGTAACTCTTTCTTTATCACAGGCAAGTATTGTTCATAATAATTTAGGAGGACTAACAACAGGAGATTCACACACTCAATATGCTCTACTTGCTGGTAGAAGTGGAGGGCAAATACTGTATGGGGGTACTGGTTCTGGTGATGATTTATACATACATGGAACATCCAATGCTGTTAAAGGTGATATTTTCTTAAACTGGCTTGGAGGAAGAACTCTTGTTGGGGCAACAAATTCTTTTAATGGTAATGAAAACTTTAAAGCATACAAATCTACAGCAACTTCTGGTGGAGATACAAATGCTGTATTTGTCCATAGTAAATCTGTAGCAGGTGGGTTTAACTATGGAATTTATAATAATGTAGATGTAAGTGTAACAACTGGAACTACTGACTCTGTTCAAGGATTTTTTAACTATGTTAATAATTCAAATCTTGGAACAATAAATTTTGTTGAAGCTTTTACACAAAGAATTGATAACACAGGTTCAGGAGCAATAGGTGAGGCATCAAACATTAAAATATTTACCCCAACTTCTAATGGAACAATATCAAACTTATATGGTATTTATTTAGAAACTCAAACTGGAACTGGAATTGTTAATGGTTATTCTATCTACTCTGATGGTGGTGAGATGTTTCACAGAGACCCAATACAAATTGGTAATTTTACACCAACAGCACCAGTTGCTTATCTTGATGTAAGACAATTATCAACAACAGCAACATACCCAACATTAAGACTTGAGCAATCAGACTTATCTGAAGAATTTATACAGTTTCAAACAACTATTGGGGCAGGTAACCCTATTGTTGCTTCATCAACTGCTACAACTTTTTCACATAAAATTAGAGTATCAGTAAATGGAACATTTAAGTTTTTATATGCTTATAATGGATAAAGAAAGGAAAATATGGCATTAAATAAAGATATACAGTTAAATACAGGGGTTACAGTTTCTTACCACAGAATTGGAAGAATAGACATAAATTGGAAAACAAAAGAATGTTTTTTTATTCTTGAAATGTTTTTAGATGAAACAACAAAAGATGCTGGTAAGGACTTTTTAGAAACTAAAAGAGTTACCTATAATAATGATAAATTTACTTTTGATGTAACTCAACCTATTGTTGAACAACTATATGTTAAGTTAAAATTAGAAAATGAATGGTCAGATGCCACAGACTGCTAATTTAGAACAAGCAATACAATACATCTCACAGATATTAGCTCAGTATAGAGGTACATTACAGGAACATCAAGCAATTCAAAATGCTTTCAAGCTAATTGTAACTACTGCACAAGAACCTAAAGTTGAAATTAAGGCTGATAGTATTGATGAAATCCCAACTAACTAGCAGTTGAAAACCTCACCTTAATTTTATATTTATCAGTTATGACCATTTACTATGATGCAGGAACAATATTAAAATCAGTTGGTGCTTTAACAGAACAGGATGCTGTTCTACCAGTTGGTACTGACCTTGATGTAAGACTTGCATACATGAATGATGCTCTAGGTGAATGGGCTGATGCCTACACTTGGCAGGATTTAAGGGTTCAATACCCTATTGTAACTTCAAATTATTCAACTGTGTCCATTGGATTACCAGCAAATTTTAGACAACCTTTATCATCAGTCTGGGAATATACAGATGCAGGAAACAAGATTGAACACAAGTTAATTTTAGGTGAAGATAGATTTAACAAAGATGCAAATACAACAGATGCCTATATTACAGGTCCAATACTTTCAAAATCAATTCAATTTATAAATCCACTAGCTAGTGGTGTGTCTTTGGTAATAGACTATATGTCTTTTCCATCATCAGTTGCTACATTAACAGATTTTGTTCCAGTAGCATCCTCACAATATTTGGTAAAAAGAGTAGCTTCTATGGTCTTTCAAGCCAGAGGAGATTCAAGATTTCCACAACTTTCTGCAGAAGCTCAAAGACTTCTTGCAAACACCATTGAGGAACAGAATGTGCCTTTTGGAAGATTAAATAGAATTCCAATAAATTATTCTGGTTTTACAATGGGAGTTGATGGATAATGCCTAGCTTAAATACAAGAATCCCATCATTTTCACCTCAAAGAATTTTTGAAGCTAACTATCAAGGTTTTGGTGGTGGTATAAATACATTTTATAAACCAACAGAAATTCAAAAAAATGAATTAACAAAAGCAGATAACTGTATGCTGATTGGTAAGGGAGTTGTAACCTCAAGATGGGGGAGTGAAAAATATTTTGAAGCAGGTATAGGTGATGTTAAATACATGGATGTTTATAACAATCTTGATACCTCAACTAGAGAGCTTCTTGCACTTACAGATGCTGGTTATTTGGTTAAAAAATCTAATGCTTCATACACAATAATTGCAGGTGCTTCTTTTGCTTCTGGTTGTGTTGCTTCTTTTACACAAATTGGAAACTATGAATATATTGCTTCAAGTTCAAATAACTTATCAAGATATAATGGAACAAATATCACTACTTACACATCAATCTCAAGACCAACTATTTCTGGAGGAGTTTCTCTTGTATCTGGTGCTACAGGAACTGCTGTCTGGAGTTATGTTGTTACAGCATTTTCTTCAACAGGAGAAACCTTACCATCAGCACCTGTATTTCTAAATAATGCTAACTTTGATAGAGAAAAATTTATTGCAAATATTGCTTGGACTCAACCATCTACAGCTTCAACAGCTATTACAGGATTTGGTATTTACTGTGGTTTAGCAGGTGAAGAAACACTTATTGCTACAGTTGGACCTACTGTTAGGTCCATTACTGATAATGGATTAGAACAATCATCAACCTTTGCTCCAGATACAGATACAACTGGTGGTGTTAAAGCCAAATTTATTAAAAGATTTGATGATAGGTTAATTCTTGCAGGAATTGATGGAGACCCAACAATGGTTATGATTTCTGGAAAATACCCTTATCAAGATAGATTTAACTGGCAAAGTGGTGGAGGTTATATAAAAGTAGCTCCAGATTCTGGTGATGAAATAACAGGAATAGAAGTTGTAGCAACAAATGCTGTTGGAGCTTCTTTATCAGCATCAATCTTGGTATTTATGAATAACTCTATACATCAAGTAGTGCTTTCTTATATAACAGTTGGTAATTACTCAATCTTAAACCCAACAGTACAGCAGATTTCTGTAGCAGGTGCATCTAATTTTAAGGGTATTAAAAATATTCAAAACAATACATTTTATTTTGGCTCTCAAGGATTACAAACTGTAGGACCAGAGGCTAATTACTTTAATATTTTAAGAACAAAAGAAGTAAGTGAAAGAATTAGACCATTTGTAGATTCACTATCTGATACAGACTCTCAAGAGGTGGTTGCAGGATACATGGATTACAAATATATATTTTCTTTTAAGACCCTAAAACAAACTTGGATTTATGATTACCAGAGAGGGTGTTTTATGGGAGCATGGCAGACACCATTTGGTATTACATCTTGGTATGAATATATTGATAATGATGGAAATTACCATTATCTAGCAGGGTGTGATGATGGTTATGTTAGAGAATTTTCATCTCTTTACTTAACAGATTCTGGAACTGCAATTACAAAACAAATGACTACTAAAAAGGAAGCATTTGATAATTGGGGTGTTCTAAAAGTTATCAGACAAATGTATTTACTGTTTAGAAATGTATCTGGAACTGTATCTGTTAATGTGGTTATAGAAAACAGAGATGGAACTACATCTGTTATTGCTAAATCATTTGAAGTTGCAGGAACAAGTGGTGGTACAGGTTGGGGTACTGACCTTTGGGGTTCTCATTTGTGGGGGCAATCAAATCAAGCAGTTCAACAAGCTGAACCAGATGACACTATAAGATGGTTAAACCTATATAAAACAGCAAGAACTATTCAGATTGAAATAATCCAATCAACTGCACAATCTAATTTTGAATTTGCTGAAGTTAAAATGAGTGCAACATTCCAACCAGAGGGTTCTATTTCCTCATCTTTAAGAATATAGTTGAATTTTGCTCAAATCTTTATTATTTCTAACTTATGGCAAATTTATATTCAGTACCACTTAAAAACTCTGTTCAGCATACTCTTGCTGGAACTTTGACACAATCTGAAACAGGAACAATTACTCTTGATTCATCAGTAGTTTTAGAATTACAAGCAACTTCTTCAATGAAAGGATTACTTGTTATTGATAGAGTTGATGTAAATGGAGCTTTAACACCAACAAAAACTGAATATATTGCTTTTACAGGAGTTACTGGTTCAACAGTTACAGGACTTACTAGAGGATTATCTGGAACTACTGCACAAGGTCATGCCATTGGAGCAGTTGTTGAATTTGTACCAGATGTAACTTGGGGTCAAGCATTAAATGATGTAATTACTACTCAACACAATAGTGATGGAACTCATAAGACTTTGTCCATGATTTCTCTTGCATCAGTAAATATCATAAATTCTTCTATTAGACTTAACTCTTTATCTTCAAATACAATGACATTAAATTCTCTGTCATCAAGTGCAATTACTTATACAACTTTACAAAATGTAACTTTAGATGGAGTTTCTCAATACAATTCAAATATTTTTGGAGCTTCATTAGCTTCAACAACATTTTCAGGAAGAACTTATATTCCTGTAAGTCAAAGGTTTAATTCAACAGCAACATCTACTTTTGACTGGTCTGTTTCAAATATTCATAGCTTTACTCTTTCAAGTGCAACAACAACTCTTGCATTTGCAAATCCTGTTTCTGCACAAGCAATAATTACAAGAATTGGACAAGATGGAACAGGTGGAAGAAGAGTAATATTTCCAACAACTATTAACTGGGCAGGAGGCACAGCTCCAACTTTAACCTCTACAGCATCAAAAACTGATGTCTTTGGTTTCCTATGCACAGCATCTGGATACTATGATGGTTACTTTGTTGGTTACAATCTATAATGTTTGAAACTATACAGTTTGATTCATCAGTTACAGAAGATAATGCAAACTTCAACATGAATAGTGCATTAACTATTTCAGCTAAACCCAACAGGGTTGTTTTCTTTATAGCTTGTTTTAATAATGCATCAGTAACCATTTCAAATTTAACATTTGCTGGACAAGCAATGACTAATGCAGTTATAAGAAGTTCCAATAATATGACTGTATGCATTTCATACCTTGTTAATCCACCTGTTGGAACAAATACTATGTATGCTGATTTCAGCAATTCTATTCCACACCTTGCTACAGGAATATGTTTTTATAATGTGAACACTTTAAATCCACTATCTGCTACAAGAGATGTAGGGGTTGCAAGTGGTAGTTATACAGGAGCAATAGCAGTTCCAGAAAATGGATTATTTCTTGACTCAATAGCTCCAGATGCTCAACAGGTTATTTCAACTACTGCTGGACAAACCTTAATTGCCAGAAAAAATGGAACTTATGGAAGTTTAGGTCAATCTTATAGAATATTTACAACTGCAGACCCAAATTATGTTGCAAGTTGGGATAATTCTACTTTTCAAAATACTACAGTATATGCTGAAGCAGTTTTTAACCCTGCTTTAAGACAAGGGGGCAGTTTTATCTTTAATTTGTTATGAAAATTGATGAAAGAATGGCAAAACTTGAGGAAAAAGTTGAAAACATCAAGGAAAATCTTGATAATGTTGTCCATAACAAACTACCTATGATTGAAAAGAAAATAGATAGTTTATCTAAATACATTTACATTGGCATTGGACTTGCTATGGCAATCCAAATTGCCATCTCACATTTTGTTAAATAAAAATTAATAATTGACAAAAATTAACCATTGGCAGATAATATAGTTACCTGAAAAGGTATATTAACCAAAACTGTCAAGGAGAGCAGTCATGGCTACTGTCAAGGACAAGGAATTGTGGGCTGATTTAGCCAAAGAGGGCAATTCCTCAAAGGACATTAAGCAGGGTCATCATGATGCAAATGATGATATGCAGGCTGAGGGTTGGCTCACTCAGAGGGCCATCAACAAATGGGTACAGAAGTACCCAGAGGATGGCAAAGGTGAGTGGGTAGAAGTTACCCAGAAATAACTTCAAAAGTCTTTGGGAGCAGACTATAAATGCTCCCATTTCTTATGGAAAACAATTTGGATATTTATAGATTTAGAATAGTTCTTGATGATGAGGGGTTTATTGAGTACCTTTGTATGATTTTTGAAGATGAGGAATATACAGCAGATATTTTAAGACCATTTATCTTTGAAACTGTGATAAAGGCTGTAGATATGCACCAAAGACACAATAGAACCTCACCTTTATTTGCCTATGTTACTCAATGTGTTAAGGTTGCTGTTGAGAATTACAAGACTCAAGATAATCTTTAACAATTAATCAAAATTTTATATTTATAATATATGGAAAGATTTGCTTACCTAGCTTTAGGACTAATACTTATAATTCTTGCTATATTTTTATCTATTATTATATTTGGAGAAGATAGATATAGATATGAGTGCCAAGACCCAGAAATGTGGAGTATGCCTGTTTGTAATACCCCAATTTGTGAATCATCTGGAACTTGCACAAAAGACATAATACATAGAGTAGTTCAGAAAGTTGAAATAAATGAAGAAGATAAGAAGTGAAGATTTAGATATTCTACTTAAATTTATTGTGGGGGTAATCCTTGCTATGACTTTAGCTGGAATTATATTCACAGTTCTTTATAGTTTGATATTTGTAACTCAACCTATTGGTTTTCAAAGTCCAAATGATGCAGAGTTTTTCAAACTTATCTCACCAATAGCAACATTTTTAACAGGTGCTTTATCTGGCATCATGCTTACTAAAAAAGATGCTCAAGTGGAGGATGACAATGACAAAAAAAGTAAATAAAAAAGAAAGGAAGAAAATGACATTACAAGATTTTATAAAAAAATATGAAAACAAAACTGTAGATTTTGATGGTAGTTATGGAGGGCAATGTGTTGATTTGTTTAATCAATACTGCAAAGAGATGTGGGGAATAGAAACTCCTATTAAGGAATTTCCAGTAGCATCTGCTTATCAACTATATGACCATGCTTCAAAGAAGTCTAACTTTATATGCCAATTAAATGGCCCTAATGATGTTCCACAAGAGGGAGATGTAATCATCTGGAATAAAGGTGTTGGTCCTCATGGTCATGTTGGGATATATATTTCTGGAGATGTTATGAACTTAAAAGTGTTTGAGCAAAACTGGAACAATGTACAAAAGTGTGTCATTAACCCACACAAGTATAACCACATTCATGGTTGGTTTAGATTAAAAAAGTAAATATTATAAGTACTGCCTGTTGGTTTTAAAGTAATAAGTTTTAACTTAATAATTTCAGGCAGTACTCTAGACAAAAGAATTATCATTATTATAACAACAAAAAAAGACAGGTTTTACCCTGTCTTTTCTTGATGAAAAATTTTCCTGCCCATGAAATTTATTCATAGTTCCAACCTGAATTGGATACTTGAATTATAACACATAAATTAAATTATTGACACCAATGGCAGATACATTACAATAGAGTTAGCCTATGAAATTTATAATTAAATACCCTTATTTCCATTGCAATATTTATTTTATGAAAGGTCTGTTATGACACAAGTCAAACTCCTGCTTGATAAAACCAAGCAAATTTTCCTGCCAAAAGGGAACACAGTATTTGATTTTACTGACATCTACAAATGTTGGTTAATGGGTAAATGCACCACACAATATCTGCATGATTATTGTATGAGGCAGATTGCTCTAGGGTTCAGTAAAGAATTAGAAAGGATACAAAAATGAGATGCTTACCAGAACAAGACTTCTATTTAATTATAGGGGTTGCAATACTCACTTCATCTTTATGTGCAGTTTTGTTTGAGATGATAATTAATAAATTCACCAAGAAAAAAAGAGGTAGAAAGAGTAGTAAATAATGGCATGGGATTTATCAAACTATGAAACAGTAGAAGATAGAATTGATGCTTTCTATAAGGATAACCAAGATGGAAGAATACTTACAGAGATTCACACACTATCTGCTGACAAAGTAATCTTCAAAGCTCTTGTCTATGTAGGAGAAATCCTAGTTGCTACAGGTTTTGCTTATGAGAAAGAGGGTTCAACTCCTGTTAATAAAACATCTCATATTGAGAATGCTGAAACCTCTGCAATAGGTAGAGCATTGGCAAACTATAACTATGCCAAGAAAGGTGCTAGACCATCCAGAGAAGAAATGGAAAAGGTAGTTAGAATGTCTGAACCTGCAAAGACAGATACTGTATGGACTGGTAAGTGTTCTAAATGTTCTACATCAATTCCTACATCAGTAGCAGTATTTAGTAAAAACAAATTTGGCAAACTTCTTTGTAGAACCTGCCAAGAAAGTGAAAACAAATGATTAATGACTTAAAGACAACAAGCAAAACATTACAAGCTATGCTTGAGTCCTGTGAGGAAATACTCCCAAACATTATTGATGAGAAGTATAAATCCTATACAGAACAATTCATTGAAGCAACAAAGATAGTTCTTAAACAAGTAGAAGCATTAATTGAAGATAGTGAGGAAGCCAATGTTTGAACAAAAACACATAGACAGTCTATTTGCAGACCTAACAAGATGGGGCATGGCAGTAGTTACAAGTAAAGACAATTACAAAGATAAGATTGTTATAAGGAGGCACTACTGGGATGATGATGCCCCAGACTGGAGATTTACTATAGACAGAAACACAGACACTATTCATGAGTTTAGACTAGGGAAAAAGAATGCTAAAGATAATCTTATAAAGTTTCTTAAAAATTCTAATCTTTGGGGGGAACAATAATAGTAAAACAGAAAGAGGGTAATTACAATAATTGTCTTTACCCTCTTTAGTGTTAATGTAAAAGTGTTGCTGTGAGATAGCAATACAGGTTTTGCTAGATAATTGTGTGGTTTATCTAGACAAATTTGCTGAATATTACTTGGATATTCAACAAGCAAATTATAACATTTTATTTAATTCCCAAGTAGAAATGAGAACTGCTTATATGGAAAGTAGAATAATCTGCACAGAGATTTGGAGAAATGCAGATTTTAGAAAACTAGACCATCCCTCAAGGAATGTTGTTTTGTTTTTACTAACAAATGACAAGATTCCTGTTTTACCTGTGTATCAAATTCCCTTTGATGAGATTTGCTTTTATTGCAACATAACTGAAAAGAAGCTTATAGATTTAATTCCAGACCTAACAAAGTTTGGAATTTATTTTATTGAACAGCATTTTGTAATCACAAATAAATTTACAAGAGCTAAATATAATGGGGGTAAAACTGAAGAAAAGAGAAAAAGGCTCTATGACTCCTTACCTGTTTCTATAAGAAATATTGTTGATATTGAGGGAGATATTGACCAATCATTGCCCAATGATTGCCCAACCCAACAATCTATAAACCATAAACCAAAAACCATAAACTATAAACTAGAAAACATAAACCAAAAACTAAAAACAGAATTTAGTAATTTTGAAGATTTAACTGATGAGGTATGCCAAGATATAGCAGACCAGTACCAGAGAACTTTGCAAGAAGTTTTAGATGTAAGGATGGACATGGAGGTGTGGATTGGCAAGAGTAGTAAGAACAAGTACAGCAATTACAAGTTAGCCCTGATGAAATGGGTTAGAGATTCAAACAAACAAGTAAGTAATAATTTCAAAAAAAGAGGAGGCTACATTGACATTACAGAATAACCAAACAACTGAACCAGTATTTTATTGGGAACTTAAAGTGGCAGATGACACAGTTCATGTCACAGATAAACAGATGACCCAGATTCTTGATGCTGAAGCAAGAGGAGTCAAGTTAATCAAGATTGGTGAGAAGATTATCAACCCTGCATTTATTAAAAGCAGTAAGAAGATTTACAAGGAAGAACCTAAATTTGCTTCAGACTTTTTAGACTGGGCAACAATGGGTGAGCCTGTTGTAAGTAATGAAAAGGCAACACAGAACAGAGAAAAGATGATGGCAGAAATAAAGCAAATGCTCAAAGAAAAAAACAAAGATTGGAAACCAGTCTATAAAGACCCAGTCCATAGAGAAGCAGTTGCAGATGTCTGGCTACATCTAAAATCACTTATAACCACTCTAGAATTCCCTATAAAAGATGATTCTTGGAAATCTGACCCTAGTATCAGTAAGCACCAAGAGGGTAAGGAAAGCCATTCTGTGGAGTATAAAACCAAGATGATTGATTTAGGTAATAAATATGATGATAAGTTTTGGGCAGAGGCAAACTATATCTTTTGTCCTGTGTGCAAAAAAGAAATCAGAAAACAAATTGTAGTATTTAATGACTATGAGTCAGAATGTGTAGTAAGAAATTTATAGAAAGATAAATATGAACAAACAAGAAGTATTAAACATAGTAGATAAAAAAGTTAGAGAGGTAGCTCAAGTTTTCTCCCAAAACTCAACAGCACTTGCTAGAGAATTTACTTTAAAGATAGCAATAGGAGAGATAGAGGAGGCAATAGAGAAACTTCTTAAAAAGGAAGAAGTAGTGAATGATAATAATTCCAAACCAAAGGGAAACAAAAACTTATGAGAAATCTTTTCAAGAAAGAAAACAAGTTGGAGATAGAGCAGAGAATTGCTTTGCAGAATATCTTAAGACAAAGTATAGTGAGGGTTCAATTACCCACAGGCAGAAAGAAGAAAATGTTGAGTTTAAGCACCCAGACTTTGTGGTTACTACTAAAAAAGGTAGCTATGAATTTGAGGTTAAAACTACCAACAAGGTTAAGGTAAGAGATTACAACTATCAATTACAGTATGCAGTTGATAAACAACTGCTACTGTATTTTGTTTTCATTAAAATTATTAATCCCCAGAGATTCACATTTAGACCAATAGAGATAAGACACCTGCTTGATTACAGGGTGTTGTTTATGGATGGAGTTTATAATGACTCCATCCTAAAACCATACTTTACTCTTGATTTGAATTTGTATTATGGGAAAGATTATGAGAAGAAATGGGTTGAGTTTGATTCTCCCTTTCCAATCTTCTAACAATAGTGTGTAATGTTTTGATGTTTAAGTTGTACTTAAATGACAACTTTGACCAAGACAGACCTTGCAGTCTGTCTTGATAAATCTCATTGTTTCTATCTACTTTTTCATTGTATCTTGGTTTATTACTTGCCATTCTATTATTTCTTCAACTAAATTACTTGTTTCTATTCCATATGGCAGGATTGTTTCAAGAACTAGAGGTAGGTCAGAACTATCCATTTGAGGTAATTCTTCTAAAGCTACATCTAACAATTGTATCTCAAAAAGGTAACTCCAAAATTCTTGTAATGACATTATTTAATCACTTTCAAACTAATTACTGCTATATAACCATACTCACCAGCATACTGGGTTTTGTTAAGGGTAAGGATTAATGCACCCTTAAATGCTCTATTAATCTTAACAAGGTGTCTGTTTAAGTATTTATAACTTTCTAAACTTACAGGATGCTTTGCAACAACAACTTCTGGATAGTTCCAGTTGGTCATCTCCATAAATCCTTTTCTTAATTTACCTAAGAATGTTATTTGATTTTTATACTTTAATTTGTTTTTCATTTTGTGGGCAGACCTAAAAATTTATACTTAGGCAGGTCTGTTCTTTCTTTATTTGATTTCTAACTTAAACTGTTTATAGAACTCAACAGAGTGTTCTTTATCATCATCATTCAAACCATGTGCTTGGCAGAAATTAATGTAATTAAGAGCTCTTTTTGCAATTCTAAAATGTGCTTGAGCAAAAAGGTGTAATGCATAAGCAATAGGTACAAATAAAATTGACATTGCTAAAGCACCTGTATCACCACTTATTAATCCACCAAACAAACCAAATACAGCAACAATTCCATATACTCCTGCATAGAAATAAATGAAAACTGCTTGTATTTTTGTGTATGTAATCATTTTTTATACTCCTTTCTTTTTAACTAAATATTCTACTTAATATCCTTATGCAATTCTCCTTACAGTATATTCAGTATCACCTGCATCTATCTGACCCTCTTTGAGGTTTGCTAACCAAGAAACTGATACTGTCTGGTAGTCAGTTATATTGTGTTTTTTAGCAAACTTTTCTATTGCAGGTTTGAAATCATGAGAATATAAATCAACTCTTATAGAAAACTCATGTTCCATATCATTTGATACTAATTGAACTACATAAATAGATTCATCTTTTTTTGCTCTTGGAAACTCAAAGGATAATTTTTTCATTAGTTCTTACCTCCAATGATTGTGTGAGTAGGCATACACTCTGCTGTAATGTCAGTTAAAGTGTAACCATTAGCATTTGCTACTTCTAAAACATTATCTCTAGTAACATTAAGATTATTGAATCTTGCTCTGTTCATAATGATTACAAAAGCATCAGTTAAATCTTTTGCTACTATATCTCTAAATTGATACTCACCTAATGTAGGTGTTGATACTCTTACTGAGAACATTTGAGAACTTAAATTTATATACATATTGTTTGAACCTTTCTTATCAGTTAATTACTTCTATTATTATCTACCAATGGGAGATATATGTCAATAGGGATATTGGTAGAAGTTTTGTATAATACAAATATGGGTAAAAAGAAAAGTTACATTGAGAAATCAAGTGCTGGGAGACCCTCTATTTATTCTGATACCATTGTTGCAATATTGGATGATGCTTTTAGATTTGGGGCTACTGTTGAACAAGCTTGTGCAATGGCAAAAATAGATAAGGCTACTTATTATAGGTGGTTAGACTCAAAACCAGATTTTGCTACCAGAATGGAGTATTCTAGGAATTATCTTTATACAATGGCAAAAGATTTGGTTAGAAAGTCTATTGTGATAGATAAAGATGTTAATACTGCTAAATGGTTACTTGAAAAGACAGAGTTCAAACAGATACAGCAAAACAATACACAGGTTAATATAAATAACCCTATTCCAATAATGGGAGGAGAAACAAGTAATGTATCAAAGAACAACAACATACAAGAAAATATTGAAACTCCAAAAGAGAATTAGAATCATACAAGGTGGTTCATCTGCTGGTAAAACAATAGCTCTGCTTCTTTACCTTATAGACTATGCTCAATCAAACCCCAATAAAACAATATCAGTTGTTAGTGCTACCTTACCTCATTTGAAAAAAGGAGCTTCAAAAGATTTTATAAATATCTTACAAGAGCATAACTATTACAATGATGATGCTTGGAATAAAACTAATCTAACTTACACATTTACTAATGGTTCTACTATGGAGTTCTTCTCTGCTGACCAACCAAGCAAGGTAAGAGGACCAAGAAGAGATGTTTTGTTTATCAATGAATGTAACAACTTACCATTTGAAACCTACACACAACTATCAATTAGAACTAATGACTTCATATTCCTAGACTTTAATCCTGTAAGTAGTTTCTGGGTGCATGAGGAGATTATTCCTAAGTTTGAACATGACTTTGTCATTGTTACCTATAAAGACAATGAGGCACTACCAGACACAATAGTTAAAGAGTTAGAGTCAAGAAGAGCAAACAAAGCATTCTGGACTGTGTATGGTGAGGGAAAGATAGGAGAAGCAGAACATAGAATCTATAAGGGATGGTTAATGGTTGATGACATACCTCATGAGGCAAGACTTGTTAGATATGGACTAGACTTTGGTTACACCAATGACCCTACAGCACTTGTTGCCATTTATTACTACAATGGAGGATACATACTTGATGAGGTTGTTTATCAGAAAGGGTTATCTAACAAAGATATTGCTGACATATTAAATGTAAATCCTAAAGCTACTGTTATTGCTGATAGTGCTGAACCTAAATCTATTGATGAGATTAAATCTTATGGAGTAATAGTGCTTCCTGCAACCAAAGGGCAAGGTTCTATTAATCAAGGAATACAGTATATCCAAGAGCAAAGAATTTCTGTTACTAAAAGAAGCACTAATCTCTGGAAAGAGTATAGCAACTATCTATGGATGACAGATAAAGATGGAAAGATATTAAATGTTCCTCAAGACTTCTTGAACCATTGCATGGATTCTTTAAGATATGGGTTTGATAAGATAAACCCAGACAACCAAGTTCCTAAGTTTATCCCCCAGAATAATTTTCAACAATGGACAATTCAATAATTCTTTTATATTTCTATATTAAATATGGCAAAGAAATCTAAAAACAAAGCAGACAATTTTCAAAACCCTGAATTATTAGCAGAATTGATGTATCACTATACCTATTCCCAAGATGATATGGACAAAAGAAAGTTAAGAAAGAATGGTTGGGATGATATACAAAAGGCATACTTTGGTTATTTACCAGCTAACTGGCCATATTTAGCTAAAGTTACTGACCCTGTTATTAGAACTGCAATTTTAGAAAAAACTGCAAGACTATTTGCTGGAAAGTTAAGAGGAACTGTTGTTCCAAGAGAGGGTGCTGATGCAATAAGTGCAAAGATAATGAATGCCATCCTAGACTTCCAATGGGATTATGCAACAACAGGTGGCTCAATGCTTGAGAAAGTAATCTTAATGGACATTCAGACAAGATTATTTGGAGCATCATTTGGACTTTGCTACTGGGATATTAAAAAAGATAAAGCAGGTAATGATATTGAAACTAATGAGTTTAAGGTTTTAGATAATAGAGATGTGTTTGTTGATTACCAAGCAAACCATGTTAAAAATGCTAACTGGGTTCAAGTAAGAGAATGGCTAACATTCCAAGAACTACAATCCAAAAATGATGGTGGAGAACCAATTTATAAAAATTTAGATGTTATTGAATCAAGACTTCTAGATAATCAAAGACCTGCTCCTGAAAGAAGAGATAACAAATACACATCTTTAGTTAAACAATTAAGAAGCCTAGAAGATAGAGTAGGACAAGACATTTATTATCCAACTATTGAGGTTGTTACAGAATATAGGTCTGATAGATGGATTACATTTGCCCCAAGATTAGGAGTAATACTTAGAGATATTGAAAACCCATACAAAACAAATGAAATCCCTGTTGTAATGTTGAGATACTACCCAGTAGGTGATGATGTTTATGGTGAGTCTGAAGTAGAATCAGTATTACCTCTTTACAGAGCATTAAACTCAATCCTATGTGGTTTCCTAGACCAAATTAACTTGGCTATGAGGCCTCCAATTAAAGTAGCTAACAATTCAGAGGGAGTAAGACTAGATACTTTAGTCTATGGCCCAAATGCTATATGGCTAACTGGTAACTCAACTGCAAATGTAATTGAACACCAATCAGGAAGTCAAAGCATTTCATCATTTCAAACTTCTTACACATCTCTTAAGAATGCTATTCAAACAGCACTTGGTGAGCAATCATTAGGATTACCTCCTATTGGCCCTTTTGCACAAGATAAGACTGCTACAGAGATTAGAACAACACAAAGACAAACATTGGCTAGAGATAACTATAACCAGATTTACCTAGAAGAGTTCTTAAAAGACATGGTAATGAAATGGATTTCAAATAACCAACAATTCCTATTTGCAGACCCTACAAAACAAGCAGAGATTGTGAGAATTGTAGGTAAAGAAACCATTAATGACCTAGAAGATTTAGGACTATCTAATGAGTCTATCCCTGCTGATGTAATGAATGCTACTGCAGACCTTATTGATGAATCTGGAGGGCAATTAACTCCTGAAGAAATTGAGGTTATAGCAAACACTTCAAAGACACCACAATACCCAGTTGAGGTAGGTGGAACTATCAGACCTAAACTTGAAAAGGATTCTATGGGTAACTTTGCAAATCTTTACATCACAGAAGATGATATGCATGGACTATTTGATTACATTCCTGATGTTAAATCAATGGCTGTTGGTGTATCTGATGAGCAAATTAGAGGCAGAAACCAAGCACTTACACTACTTTTGAACCCAGCAATTGAGGGCAAACTTACTCAAGCAGGTGAGTCTGTAAATATAGTAGAATTAGTAAAGCAAATACTTTATGACAATGGAGTAAAGAACCCAGATAAATTATTTGAACAAAAGGAAAAACAAAATGAACCACAAATTGGATTACCTAACATCTCAGGAGCAGGAATTGTTCCACCAAGCACAAGCCCTATTGGACTTGAAGCAAACACAGGGATGGCAAATGCTCCAGAACTATCTAATCAACTTACCCAAGTTCCCCAATCCTAGTGATTACAAATCAAATGAGGAGTTGATGCTTTCTTATACAAAAGCCTATGGAATGGCAGAGGCAGTAAGGTTAATAAATCAGTTCATGGCCCAGCAAGAAGAAATACTTGCTAACTTGATAAATAGAAATGAAACCAATAGAGAATCAGAATGATTCAAAAGAAATTAAAGAGTTCTACCAAAACAGCAATTCTCAAGATGTCAATTCCTGTGAGCATTATTTTGTCAGACTTTCTCCTACCAGAATCCAATGTAAGAAATGTAATCTTGGTTTCTTTGATAACCCATTTGACCCTTTCCCTATTGATGAGATTAACAAAGCAACTATAAATGAAAGAGCAAGACAAAATTATTTCAAAAGAAAACATAAAAAGGATGTTGAAAAAACAGTTTAGTTATTTTATTCATTAACTATGGCATCTACACCAAAACTATCTAAATCAGAAAAACAATATCAAAAAGATGTTAAAAAGGCTATTGAAAGCTCTTATCAATCAGGACTTCAATATCTTGGTGGTCAAGAGCAAAGATTACAAGCATTCCAACCTCAAATTGAAGAACAAATAAGAACTACTTATGAAACTCAACTACCTCAAATACAAGAACAATTAAGACAGCAAACTGTTGGTATTAGAGGACAACAAGAAGAAACTAGAGCCCAAAGAGAGTCAGCATTAGCTTCTGCAAGGAGACAATATCAAGAGGGAACTCAAAGAACACAGGCACTATTTGGTGGTGTTGCAGGGTCATCAGCAGGACAGGCTCAATCTGAATTACTTGCTAGAGAACAATCAAGACAAATGGGAGCTACTCAAAGACAAGCTCAACAAACCATAGGAGGACTTGAGCAAAACTTAATGAATGTTCAAGCACAAACTCAACAAGCTTTAAGACAAGTTGAACAAGATAAACAATCAGCACTTATTAAAGCAAGAGATGCTTTTAGACAACAATTAGATACAATCAATTCTCAAAGATTTCAATTAGCTCAAGATAAATCAAATAAACAACTTCAAGCATTACAAGATTTCAATGCAAGGAGGAGGCAATTAGAGGATTATTACAAACAACAACAAGATTCTATTGCTAACTACAGAACACAACAACAAATTGGTCTTGAAACTTATGGACAGCAATTACAATTAGCACAAAGATATAACCCAACTGCTACTGGAGGAATCTCAAATCTTGCTGGTCTATCTTTAAGTGCATTGCAATACACTAACCCAACTCAAGCACAAGCACTTGCTAAACAAATTGCATCATCACCTGTATCAGTTCAGCAATCTTATGGAGCAACAGTTTCTCCAGATGGTTCAAAACTAATATTTACTGATGCTTTATCAAAACAGTATGGTGAAATTCCATTAAAGTAATCTTTAATCTTTACTAATTACTCATAAAATTATATTTCTTTTGTATGGACATCTTTGAAAGAATTAGACAGATTATTACACCATCTAATATAA